CAGCAGCGCGGCAACGTCCGGCTATTACAGCATCGCGGCAACGTCCGGCGATCGCAGCAGCGCGGCAACGTCCGGCAATTACAGCAGCGCGGCAACGTCCGGCGATTCCAGCAGCGCGGCAACGTCCGGCGATTTTAGCAGCGCGGCAACGTCCGGCGATTCCAGCAGCGCGGCAACGTCCGGCGATTCCAGCAGCGCGGCAACGTCCGGCGATTCCAGCAGCGCGGCAACGTCCGGCAATCGCAGCAGCGCGGCAACGTCCGGCGATTCCAGCAGCGCGGCAACGTCCGGCAATCGCAGCAGTGCGGCAACGTCCGGCAATTACAGCACGGCCACAGCAACAGGCGGCTATTGCAGTGCACAAGTAGAAGGCAAAAACAGCCTTGCAATTGCAAACGGCGCTCATAGCAAGGCGCGTGGTGTGCTTGGCTGCTATCTGGTTTTGACCGAGTATGCCGATGGCGGAAAGCTTTTGTGGGCTAAGATTGCAAAGGTCGATGGCACTGCAATTAAGGAAAATGTCTGGTATACGCTCAAAAATGGAGAGTTTGAGGAGGTGTGAACGTGACGCGCTACATCTGGATGGAAGTCACGCCGGACAAGTACGAACTGCCGGTAGCCGTGGCGGACAGCCTGAGAGCCCTTGCGAAGCTGCGGGGCGTCACGCCCGCCGCCATCAGCCACAGCGTCCACAAATTTGGCGACAGAGGCAAGTACAGAAGAGTGGAGATATAAGCCAAAAGAGAGGAGGATGCACCATGCGTCCCACAATGAGCATTCACGATTGTTGCGAGCTGATGCGCGCAAACCAAATTTCCATAAGCGAATCTACGCTTAAGGAAATGATTCAGGCGGGGGCGTTTCCTGGGTGGTCTGTTCCGTCTGTGGGCACCAGAACCGCCGCGCCGCTGATTTCTAGCGCAGGCTTTATCGCATGGCTAAAAGAATTTTATAAGTTAAAGGTGGTATACGGATTATGAAACGACTGAACACCATTACCCTTGCCGGTTTCGCGGTGTGCGGCTTTCTGCTGGGCATGAAAGCCCTTGACCTTGCCGAGGCGGGCATCACCCTGCTGCTGATGGTCTGGGGCGGCTACGCCTACGGTGCCGCCGCTGCCCGCGCTCCGCTGGTGCTGTGGGCTGTGCTTTGCACGGCTGCAGGGCTTGCATTCAGCCTGTACGAGCTGCGCCGCGAGAACCGGCAATACAAGCGGAACAGCCCCTATGGCCGCATCGACCGCACCCACGCCCGCACCCATGAGCCGGACTACCGGCAGAACCGGAGGGGAGCATGAAAAAAGAGCACGCCGGTGCAGCAACACCGACGAGCCCCAGAGGTGATGGTTTGAACGACTCCACCACTTCGAAGAATAACATACTTTGGAGGTTTTGACAAGCAAAATGGCAATTTTGATGATCTTCGACGGGCAGAAGAACCCGCCAGCGTTCCGCACGATGCGCTACAGCGAAACCACACAGGAAATGGTCCGGATAGCCGACGACCTGGCCAAAGACCAGCCCGGTGATCTGTACGAGGTCTATGATAACGTCGGCGTTCTGGCGTATCGGAGGTGAATATTTATGCAGTGCGATGAAAAAAAGGAGATCTGCCTGAACTACGCTGCCAATGTGCCGGAATGGCAGATGGGCCTTACACTGGAAGCGCTTGCAGCCTTGGGCGAAGTGTCCAGCACCTGCGGCAAGGTCCAGAAGGCCGTCGCAGGGGACATGGCATGGACGAAGCTTCACCCGGACAGCGAGTATCTTGGGACGCTGCCCATCAACCGCGTAAATGCCTGCAAGGAGGCTGCTTCCGCTCTGGGCAAGGCGCTGTGGGCACTGGAAGTTTTGCTGGCGCAGTCGGAACAGTTTGGGTTTGCATTTGGGCTTGCGCGGGGCACCGAGTCTGCATACGGTACGCAGCACGACGTTCTGGAGGATATATGCAGGACACACGGATGCGCGGAGGTGGCATACAATCATGGATAAAATGAGCATCTATAACAGTGCACGCGAGGTTCCAAAAGAAGCCCAGAAGCCTATCACCGGCGGCCGACTGAACGGCATGACCGATATCAGCCCCATGTGGCGTGTGAAGAAGATGACCGAGCTGTTCGGACCCGCTGGCATTGGCTGGCGATTCGACCCGCCGGTCTTTGAAGAGAAGCAGGGCGTCAATGGTGAAGTTATGGTGCACTGTTTCACGAATCTGTACATCAAGCAAGATGACGGCGCAGAGTGGAGCGCTCCCATCCCCGGTGTTGGTGGTTCTATGCTGATCGCCACGGAAAAAAGCGGTCAACGTACCGATGACGAAGCTTACAAGAAAGCCTATACGGACGCGCAAAGTGTGGCCTGCAAGGCCCTGGGCATTGGCGCGGACGTCTATTGGAGCAAGGACAGGACCAAGTACGACCAGCCTATGTTTCAGCAAAAACAGCCTGCATCAAAACCGCCGGTCTGCGCCTGCTGCGGAAAGTCCGTCGGCCCGGTCAAACGAAAGGACGGAACCATTGCAAAAACGGCCGAGGAAGTGGCCGAATACACCCAGAAAACCTATGGCCGGGTCCTGTGCTGGACCTGCGCCAAAAAGCAGCCGGAAGATGGAGGATTGACGCATGCTTAACATCGTCGCAATTATGGGCCGTCTGGTCTACGACCCGGAACTCAAGACCACCCAGCAGGGCACCAGCGTGTGCAGTTTCCGCATTGCCTGCGACCGCAGCTATGCCCCGAAGGGCAAGGAGCGGCAGGCCGATTTTATTGACGTCGTCGCCTGGCGGCAGACGGCGGAGTTCGTCAGCAAGCATTTCCAGAAGGGCAGCATGATCGCCATCGAGGGCAGCTTGCAGACCCGGCAGTATCAGGACAAGCAGGGCAGCAACCGCACGGCGGTGGAGGTTCTGGCGAACCATATCAGCTTCGCAGGGCCCAAGGCGGCAGAGAAGCCCGCTGTGCACGATTTCGACCAGCAGACGCAAAGTTATGCCCAGCAGGCAAATGCCTCTCACAGCGCACCGCAGGTGTCTCAGGGTGCCCCGGACTATTTTTCCGTCATCTCGGATGATGACGATTTTCCATTCTGAAGGGAGAAATGAAAATGGGATATCGGCCCAAAATTGTCCTGTGTAGACTGAAAACAGGCGGAAAAAGCATTAAAGAGTTTCGGGAGAAATTCAAAGACCAAGGAATGTCGGATTTCGACCTCGAAAACATCCAGAAGGCATATGAGAAATTCGATGGACTGACCGTTCTCCTTTCGCTGTGGGAGTATGACAACCATGAAAGCTATCATCTGTACGACTGGAACCTCGTTGACGATGAAGCCATGATGCAGGGAATCTACTTTGCAGAACAGGCCAATCCATTTACTCAGTACAAAGACAACTTTGACAAGTTTGCAGAGGATTGGAAAGACGGCGAGTATGATTCCGGCGGAGCGGTTTTGACTTTTTCACCCGAAGAGGTAAAAGAACTCAAGATAATTTCAGAAGAGAACCGCTCGTAATCGACAAGAAAGCTGTGCTATCTGGCGATACGGGCGCTCGGAAGGAGGTGAAACATGGAAGACGAAATCAGGCCCAAAGCGCTGATGATCCCATTCGACAAGTTTGTGATTTTGGATATCCTGCCGCCAGAACAGTACAAAAACACCCTGACCAAGATGCGGCAGTATGTGGAGCACGGAGAAGAACCGGAAGGTCTGGAACCAATGGAGCAGATGGCATTCGAGTCTCTGCGGGCCTTTATGAACGAGAACATAAAGACGTATCAACGCACGATTTGGGCGAATCGTCAGAATGGGCGAAAAGGCGGGAGACCCAGAAAAGCGAAAGAAACCGATGGGTTTTCTGAAAAACCCATGGCAACCCATGGGGAACCCAACGAAACCCATAAAAACCAAAGTACAAAGTACAAAGTACAAAGTACAAAGTACACAGACTCTATAGAGTCTATAGAGATAGACGCTTCCGCGTCTCCATCCCCCAGAGCATCCAAACGGTTTTCTCCGCCGGGGCTGGAAGAGATCGAGGCGTATTTTGCAGAGAAAGGCGGTACGGCTGCACAGGCGGAGCGTTTCCGGGACTTCTACGAGTCCAACGGCTGGAAGGTCGGCAAGAACCCCATGAAGAGCTGGAAGGCTGCGGCATCCGGCTGGATGTCCAGAGACAAGGAGAGCGCCAAGAAGGCCAGCGCTCCGCGCAGCAAGCCGTTCATGGCGTCCAGGCCCCCCGAAGAGGCGGCAGCGCATCCGAACGACTTCCTCAAGAATGCTGCGGCCCGCCGCCCTCTGAGCAAAAAGAAAGGAGAGGTTCACAATGCCTAAATACACCGTCATGGTCGAGTGCCGCAACGCAGGCGGTACAGACCTCCACTGCTGGCGGGTAGATGCCAGCAACCCCGGCGAGGCCGGTTACATCGCAACGCAGCTCGCGCAAAGCCATTACCCGGAGTTCGACGAGTTCGAGCCGGTGCGTACGGAGGCGGTCCGATGACAAACTCGACCTGCAAGGGTTGTCCGGACCGGAAGCCCGGCTGCCACGACCACTGCGAGCGGTTCAAGGCATGGCAGCAGCTGCACAAGGCCGAGCTGGCCTACACCTACGATATGACCCACACCATGAGCTGCTACCACCGTACATACGAGGACAAGCACCGGGAACGCGGCAAGAAAAAGTACTTAAGCAAAAACGGAGGAGACGAATGAAAGTTTTAGTTGCCTGTGAGGAATCACAAGAAGTGTGCAAAGCATTCCGGGCAAAAGGACACGAAGCTTACTCCTGTGATATTCAGAAACCTTCCGGCGGGCATCCTGAATGGCACATTCTTGGAGATGCGCTCAAGGCTATTGAGGGGGGGCAAATCGTGACGATGGACGGCGTAGCGCATGAAGTCGGCAAGTGGGATTTGCTCATTGCTCACCCGCCCTGCACACATTTGGCCGTATCTGGTATGAGGTGGTTCAAAGAAGGAAAAAAGCCGTTGAGCTTGAAATACGAAGCGGCGGCTTTCTTTATGAAATTTATCGAAGCAGATATTCCGCATATCGCAGTTGAAAATCCTGTAAGCGTGATGTCAACGCTGTACAAAAAGCCGGATCAGATCATAAATCCGTGGCAATTTGGGCATCCAGAGCAAAAGAAAACTTGCCTTTGGCTGAAAGGATTGCCAACTTTGAAAGAAACCGACAATGTGTACAAACTTATGATGGCACTTCCGATAAAGCAAAGAACGAGAATTTGGCAGATGGGAAGCGGCCACGCAAAGGAACGGAGCAAAACGTTTCCAGGCATTGCAAAAGCAATGGCAGAACAATGGGGGTAAAAATGAAAGCAGTTCTTTTGAGCATCCGGCCAAATTGGTGCAAGTTGATTTGGAGCGGAATGAAAACCGTGGAGGTACGCAAGACCCGCCCAAAGCTGGAAACGCCGTTCAAGGTGTACATCTACTGTTCCGGCAATAGCGGATGGCTAATGAGGTCACAAAAGGGCTTGCGGAAGATGGACAGAAAAGTAATTGGTGAGTTTACCTGTGACAAAATCGACAAACTCGTCCACGTCGGAACGATGATGGATATAAACATTTTGACATTGGACGGGTGGTATAAACCGGCAGATGCACTGCTTCAAGCCGCCTGTTTGACCGAAGAAACCGCTAAAAAATATCTGCAAGGTCGTAATGGCTATGGCTGGCACATTTCAGAACTTAAATTTTACGATAGGCCCGTGAATCTTAAAGAGTTATGGGCGATACAACCATGCAAGCATCGCGGAGACTGTTGTACCTGCCGCAGATGGAGCGCAGAAAAACTGATTTGCCGGGGAGAAGTATTCGGAATTGAACGCCCGCCGCAAAGCTGGTGCTACGTGGAGGACGGCAGATGAAATTGACCCTCTACGGTGACCCACGCACAAAGAAAAACAGTGCACGCATCCTGCAAGGGCGCGGAGGACGGCGCTTTGTAGCCCCAAGCGCGGCGTTTGAGGATTACCAGGCCGCTTGCCTGTGGCAGATACGCGCCCCGCCTGAGCCTATCTCTTCCCGCGTGAACGTGCGGTGCGTGTACTACATGGCTACCCGGCGCAAGGTTGACCTTGCAAACCTGATCGAGGCCACCTGCGACATACTGGTAAAGGCCGGTGTGCTGGCAGATGACAACAGCGGCATCGTTGCTGCCCACGACGGAAGCCGGGTGGAGCTTGATCGGAAACAGCCACGGGTGGAAATTGAGATTGAAGAAATGGAGGACAAAAATGGCTGAATATCATGTTGGGTGTGGATTGTTTGGAAATATCTATGCTGGAACGCTGTCCACGCCACGCAAAGACGGATTGCAGATGTGGCGCAATAAATCAGAGGTGACAAGCGAAGCTGTCGAAGCGGTCATGGGGCATTTCATCACGGAAATGGAACGTTCAAACAAAACGAAGCTTGAAAAGGTGTGGGGCGTTATCGGAAACAAGAAGCTAAAAGTCACTTTTGAGATTTTCGCTAGCAAGGAGGAAAACAATGACCCGCACATGGACACCTGACGCAGACGCGCCGAAACCAGAGGACCCCCGCGCACTGGCAGTGCGGAGGTATTTTGAACGCCTGCCCCGAATGAGGTCTCTTATTTTGCAGCAGAAGGAGCGCATCGCAGACCTCAAGAACGCAGCTACAACGACTACTTCCAGAGTATCCGGTGTGTCCGGGCGCTCTGGCGTTAGCGATAAGGTCGGAAACAATACCGATGCTGCCATGGACGCTGAAAAGCATCTGCACGAGATGAAATGCCAGTACGCCGAGATGCAGAAAGAAGCCATCGACGTCGCTTATCTCCTCAACGCGGATCCTGCGTCCATCAAGCGCAGTCGGTGTATCACGCTCTGCTATGTGGAGGGAAAGACCAGGGCCGTTGCCGCCGGAGAGGTCGGTTATTCAACCGCGCGGACGGTCTCCACAGCCATTTCGGAGGGATTTCGTCAGCTGGCAGAGATATGGGAAGATACACCGTTCTGCGATTTTGACAGTTTTGCACAATAATTTGTGGTACTTTTCGACAGTGAACATCATCGACACTTGAGCGGAATCAGTGGTATTGTAGTAGTATCGGCAGAGCCGAAAAGGCCCACCGATGCAATGCAGCCCCCGAACGTTCCGGCCCTGTGCTGCCCGTAGGCACAGATCACCAACGTTTCGCGGGCTGCTTCTATGCGAGATTTTGGAACGGCTCCATTCACAGGGCGGCGGATCTGAGTGTCCGGGGGAGGCCGCGCACCCCCCCCCTCTCCGCGCGGGTCGAATCCACGGTTTCGCACCAGATGGCGCATGGACTCATCCCCCACAAAGCTGCACGCTTAACCTCCCGTGCTACGAGAAAAAGCTTTGAATCCCTGAAGGTGTGGGTAGACTTCCCGACGGGATGTGCGTCAAACAACAGCCCTGGCGGAGAACCAGGGCTGTTTTATATGGCCGCCTGAGCGCAGTTTGGAGCGCGGTGCGTGTGTAAACACGGCTGGTTCGATTCCAAGGGCGGCTTTTATATTCCCGTAGCTCAAGTGATGGAGCAGCGGTCTCCAAAACCGCAGACTGCAGGTTTGAGCCCTGCCGGGAATGCCAGCTGCGTACCCTGTGAGGGGGCTGCGCAGATAGCGGGGCATCTGGCCGCGAAAGTTCCGGATGCAGCGGCTTTGTGTACGACAGGCAAAGCTGCTTATTATATGCCGCCATAGCTCAATTGGGAGAGCGCCGCCCATTTAAGGCGGGACAACGTTGGTGACACCACGGGAACATCACTGCACAGCCAACCACTGCGCACATCCATTCCGTGGGTGCTGGTTCAAATCCAGCTGGCGGCACATTCGATATTTTAACCGTTCGATTTTTCGGGCGGTTTTTGTTTTACAGGGAGGTGAGCAGATGGCGCGAAAAAAGAAAACAATGGACTTTTCTTCCCTCGACCTGAACCTTGACGCACTGGGCGACTGGGGCGGCGACGAGGAAAAGGCCGAGAAAGAGTTCATCCGCGCTGCAAAGCTGAACCTCTCCCCTGTCACATGGGACAACGCAGAAGCGGCAGCGGACGCGGTGGACTACGACAAGGATTATTTTGCGCTCCTGAGTGGGCGCTTTATTTTTGGCGATTTCATCGAGGCGCTGGTCTACAAAAAAGAACTGCTGCCGCACCGGGTCTACATCACCACACTGGGCATGAGCCGGGAGAACATAGACAGCATCGTCAACATTGCCGGGTATCTGGGCTGTGAGCAGCTAAACCTGATCGTGTCCAATTATTTTGTAGCAATGGAGCGGGCAAAGCTGGTACCCTATATGATCTCCCAGTTTACCGGGCAGCATATCAACGTGGCGGTGCTGGCATCGCATTGCAAGATTTGCCTGATCGAGAGCGACAAGGGCAATCTGATCATCATGGGCAGCGCAAACCTGTCCAGTTCCAACAACGTGGAGCAGATCATGTTGTTTCACGATGACAAGCTGTTTCGCAAGATCAAGACGCTGCTGAACGGAATCATGAAAAAGTTCTGCATCCTGCGCGGATACAGCGGCAAGACGATTTTTGAGAACAACACCAACAACACCGGCAAAAAGGCTTTTGAAGCCGTAGAGGAGGGCATGACGGATGGCTAGAGGCTCAGGAGCATCCGGCTGGGGCGGCGGCTCTGGTGGTGGCGCAAAAGGGAGAAGAGAACAGTATGGAGACGGCTGGAAAAGCCTTGATAGCGAGTTGATAAGAAGGGCGGACGATTTTTCTTTGTTTGACGCAGGAAGTGCGACAAAGAGAGAATACGATGCAAACATAAAGAAAATAAAGCAGTCAAATCTTACCGAAAAAGAAAAGACTGATGCCGTTGATAAACTGCACCGCCTTACCACGGAACAGTTAAAGTCGCAAACAAAAGTTGCAAATCCTTATGTATCCGGTGTTGCAAGGTTCAATCAAAAGCAAGTACAAAAGGCAGCAGATAGTACCGCACAAAAAAGGCAAAATGTCAATTCTTTCATGCGAGACGTGCAAAAAAAGTCTGCCGCAAATAAAAAAGCGGCAGAAACAAAATCCCTTTCCGCTGCGCTTGGATCTGCAATGGACAGCGGCGCGTTAGAAGTAACGTTCGGAGGGAAAACATATTACCGCGCGAGAAAAAATTCAAAAACATGGAGAATCAGGTAAAGGGGGGCAAGTAACTTATGTCTGAACTTAGCGCAAGCACCGGATGGAACGGCGGCGGGGCAAAAAGCAGAGCCAAAGACAGGCGCAAGCTGTACGTCGCAAACCGCCGGGATACCAGGTGGTACAATCGCCGAACAGGCAGAGCGAAGCGGTATTCGAAGCCCGGCACACGGGATTTGGAGTTCTGAGAGGGGGCGGACTGAGTGGCGCGGCACGTTCTGACCGATGAGGAGCGGCGCGCCGGGCAGTTCCGAAGCGGTGACGAAGCGGTGGCAAACGGCAAAAAAGGCGGCATCGCAAGCGGAGTCGCAAGACGTGCCCCAAGCCTTTCCAGCATCGCCAAGCGAATTGCCGCCGCTCCCATTACCAACAAAAAAAACAAGAAACAGATCCTCGAAGTCATGGGCGGGGAAAAGGACGAAGAAATCACCAACAACGCCATGATCGTCATGGGCGTGTATATGTCCGCTGCATCCGGCGACATGAAAGCCGTGGAGAAGTGGGAAGAATGGACGCAGGAAGAAGCCTTTGCACAGGGCGACACCCCGGCGGACGAGTTGAGCAAGGCACTGTTCGAGATAAGCGATGGAGGAGAAAATGCCACTGGGTCAGAAACAACTTGAGATTCTGCGGTTCCGGCGGACATCCTACAGCTATCTCATCTGTGACGGTGCGGTTCGTTCCGGCAAGACCTCCCTCATGATGGTGGGTTTCGTCGATGACGCGATGGAGCGATTCAACGCTCAGCGCTTCGGCATCTGCGGAAAAACCGTAGATAGTGCCATCAAGAACGTCATTGAGCCTTATATTTCCATGCGGTATGCGCAGCAGAGCTATCAGATCAAGTGGAGCCGCAGTGGAAAGATTCTGACCATCACAAAGGGCGGCGTGACCAATATCTTTGAGGTGTTCGGAGGCAAGGACGAAAGCAGCTACATGCTGATTCAGGGCCGCACTCTGGCGGGCTGCCTGATCGACGAGGTGGTGCTGCAGCCGAGGTCGTTCGTGGAGCAGGCCATCACCCGTTGTTCCGTCACAGGTTCGAAAATCTGGTTTTCCTGCAACCCGGCGGGCACACAGCACTGGTTCAACCAGGAGTGGATTCTTCATGCAGAGGAGCGCAATGCGCTGCACCTGCATTTCGTTCTAACGGACAATCCGGGCTTGTCACCTGAGACCATCCAGCGGTATGAGCAGGCCTTTTCCGGCGTGTTCTACCGCCGGTACATTCTGGGCGAATGGGTTGACGCAGAGGGCCTTGTTTATCCATTCTTCGCGGCAAATGAGGACACATACTTATTCAAGGATTCCATTGCGGGTCTGGAAGGACGTTTTTTCGTCTCAATCGACTACGGCACACACAACCCTTGCAGCATGGGGCTTTGGGTGGTCAACAATGGAAAGGCTATCCGCATCAAGGAGAGCTATTACGACAGCACCAAGACCAAGGTGCAGCGCACGGACGAGGAGCATTACAATGAGTTGGAGCGGCTTGTGAAAGGCTACTACATCCAAGCCGTGATCGTTGACCCGTCTGCCGCGTCGTTCATCGAGACAATCCGGCGGCATGGGCGATTTGTGGTCATCCCGGCCAACAACGACGTTATCAACGGCATCCGCTGCGTGGGGTCGCTGCTGCAAGCTGGCCTTATTAAGATCCACGAGTCCTGCGCCGATTCCCGCCGGGAGTTCGGCCTATATGCGTGGGATGAAAAGTCATCCGAAGATCGTGTGCTCAAGGAGTTTGATCACGCGATGGACGACATCCGATATTTCTGTTATACGATTTTTGCCCCGGAAGTTCGTTGGGCGGATTGGAGCCAATAATGTTCGACAAGCTGATTTCATGGCTGCGCGAAAAGGCACGGCAGCTATTCGGGGAAAATACGACCGTGAGCGCGAACATTTCCGCGCCTATGGAAAACGCCGTCGAGCTTTGGGCGGATATGTACGACACCGGCGGCCCGTGGTGCCATAGCCTCAAGTCTGGCGACACGTTGCACGGCATCGGGCTTCCGCAGAGCATTGCAAGCGAGCTGGCCCGGCTGACCACGCTTGAGATGGAGTGCATTGTTTCTGGCGGCGAGCGGGCCGACACCATCAACGAGCTGATTCAACCGTTTATCGAGACCCTGCGGGCACCGGTGGAATACGGCTGTGCGCTGGGTGGAATCCTGTTCCGGCCAGTCATGGCCGCAGATGGAACCATCAGCATCGACATGATTCAGGGCGACAGCTTTTGTCCGACCCATTTTGACAGCACCGGGCGGATGACCGGCGCAATCTTCTCCGAGCAGCTGGTAAAAGGAAATAAAATCTATACCAGGCTGGAAAATCATGAATACATCGACGGCAAGTATACCGTTGAGGTCAAGGCGTTCCGCTCGATGACTACGGCAGATATCGGCCTAGAAGTTTCCTTGACCGAGGTTCCGGAGTGGGCGGACATCTCACCGACCAGCGTCGTGGACGGCGTTGACCGGCCATTGTGGGGCTATTTCAAGGTTTCTGGCAGTAACACCGTTGACCGACGGTCGCCTTTGGGCGTGAGCGTGTATGCCAACGCGGTCAAGCTGATCCGGGATTGTGATGAGCAATACGGGCGGTTGCTGTGGGAGTACGACGGCGGGCAACTGGCTCTTGATGTAGATCAGACCGCACTGCGGCCCACTCCAGACGGCGGTTCTGCGTTGCCACAGCGGGAACAGAGGCTCTATCGAAACTGGCTGAACGGCGGTTACGGGCAGGGCGGGCGCAACCTTTACGAGGTGTTCGCCCCCGGCCTGCGAGACGAAAACTATAGGCGCGGTCTCGACACCATCCTCAAGCGGATCGAGTTCCAGTGTGGCCTTGCTTATGGCACCCTGTCAGACCCGCAGAACGTAGACAAGACCGCCGAGGAGATCCGCAGCAGCAAGCAGCGGAGCTATACCACAGTCAAGGATTTGCAACGGTCGCTCAAAATTGCTGTTACAGACCTGATCTATGCCATCGACGCGCTTATGACGTCCGCATGGCAAGAGGGAGCGGCGGTCGTATCTCCTAGTGAGTATGACGTGACGTTCGATTTTGACGACTCCATTATTTCCGACCCAAAAGAGCGCAAACAGATGTTCTGGGGCTACGTCACCGCCGGCAAGTTTCCATTCTGGCGGTATCTGGTCGAGTTTGAGGGATACAGCGAGGAAGAAGCCAAAGAGATCGAGGCGGAGGCCAAAGACTCCCAGCAGCAACCAGGGCTTGAGTTTGGTGGTGATGCTTAATGCTGCAACCGGATTATCTGGACCATGCACCCGACGAGATGGTGCAGCTCTGGCAGACGGTCGAAGATGATATTTTGCGGGACGTCGCCCGAAGAATCGGCAAGATGGACGGCATGACACCAACGGCCAATTGGCAGTTGTGGCGATACCAGCAGGTCGAGGCCGTCCGGGAAGAGGTCGTCAAGCTGCTGGCCAGGTACAGTGGCAAGAGCGAGCGCGAGATCCGGCGCATTCTGAAAGAAGCCTGCACCGCCGCGCTGGAAGCCGACGATGAGATCTATTACCACTACGGCAAGACCCCGACGCCGTTTGCGGAATCCGTTCCCCTGCAAAACCTGCTGAACGCTGGTTACAGGCAGACAAGCGGCACATGGAGCAATTTAACGGCCACCACCGCAAACACCGTCACAGGGGCCTTTGAACGTGTGCTGGATGAAGCATGGCTCAAGGTCAGTTCTGGGGCGTTTGATTACAAGAGCGCGGTCAAGACGGCAGTGGACACGCTGGCCGATGATATGCCATATATCACCTACCCAACCGGCCACACGGACACGCTGGAAGTAGCCGCACGGCGAGCCATCCTAACCGGAGTCAATCAGACTGCCGGAAAGCTGCAAGACGCGCGGATGGAGGAGATGGGCGTGGAGTACGTCGAGACGACCGCCCACGGCGGCGCACGGCCCACCCATGCAGAGTGGCAGGGCAAGCGGTTCCATCTGGGCGGCGACAAGGTGCTTGACGGCAAGATGTACAAGGATTTCGTGCGGGAAACCGGCTACGGCACCGGCGCAGGGCTTTGCGGCTGGAACTGCCGCCATCAATATTTCGCCTGTTTCCCAGAGCTGGGCGACCCTCCGTCATGGACGCAGGAAAGCCTTGAACAGCTCAACGCCCGCAATGTCGAGTATAACGGCCAGATGTACACCCAGTATGAGATATCCCAGATGCAGCGCGCCCGCGAACGAAATGTGCGCAAGTGGAAACGGCGGTATCTGGCAGAAGATGCAGCAGGCAGCGACACAACGGCATCAGCAATTCGCTTGAAAGCCGCCCGCGAAAGCCTGAAGCAATTCACAAGGGACACCGGCGGGCAGCTCGACAGCGCCCGCACGATGGTTTCCGGATTTGGCCGCTCTCAGGCGGCGAGGGCCACAGCGCAGGCCAAAAAGGAGAAAAAATGACAAACAAAAAATTCGGAATTATCAAAGTTGATGGTTTTGTGGAAGCCTGTATTTTCAGCTTATTTGCTTCCTCTTCGTGCGGTTATATCAAGCGAAAGAACTTGAGGCCGGCATACAAAAACAGCGAGCTGACCCATAAAGGATACAAAACGAAAATCAATCGACACTGCTGAAAGGAGCATATTATGAAAAAGATTCTTCTTGCCATCGCACTGGCCGCATCCATCCTTCTGTGCGGCTGTTCGGAGGCCGACAAGGCTAATGCCAATATATCCAAGCAGGCGGACTATTTCGAGAGTGAGCGCAAGATCACCGTCTACAACGCCCGCACCGACAAGGTCATTCTGGAAGCCGAGGGCTACATGTCCATCTCCAACAACTCGAACAACGAGCTGGTCTGCACGGTAAAAATTGGCCCGGACACCTACCGCAAGAACTACATCTATCTAAACGACTACACCATGTATGTGGTCGAGGATATCACCGGCACGCACACCGACCCGTACCACTACAAGCTATACTTCCATACCGATATCCTGCCGAGTATCGAAGTTAAACCGTAACCCTTTTTTGATTTTCAGCATTGTGCAAATTTTGCACAGTGCTTTTTTGTTGCTTTCGCCTAATTGGTCAAGGCACCCGGCTCATAACCGGGCCCATGTGGGTTCGAGTCCCTCAAGCAGCACCACGCGGAGTCGGCGCGAAACCCCGACAAACCTGTAATCTCCAATGTGGACGAAAACCACGAGAAAAAACGCTGGACAGGACAGAACGAAAGGAGCAAACCATGAAACGAGACGAAATCAAACAGATCATTCCAGGCATTACCCCGGAGCAGCTCGACAGCATTATGAACCTGCATAGTGCCGATGTGGGCGAGAAGGTCAACAAAATCAGTACCCTTGAAGCGGAGAAAACCACCCTGACCGCCCAACTGGAAGCCGCAAACGGAAAGCTGGAAGGGTATGACCCCGATTGGAAGACCAAGGCAGAGCAGGCCAAGACCGACGCGGCGAACCAGCTGGCAGAGATGCAGCGCGGCTTTGCCATCGAGAAAAAGACCGGTGCCCTCAAGTTTTCCAGCGAGAGCGCGAAAAAGGCGTTTCTTGCCGATGCAAAGGCACAGAATTTTGCCATGAAGGACGGCGAGATTCTGGGTTTCGACGATTATGTCAAGACCTTCAAGGCCGCAGATCCAAGCGCGATCATCGCAAATGGTACGCTCCCGCGATTTACCGCGTCTGCTCCGGGAACTCCGGCGCAGGCATCCAACACGCACGAGGCCGCAAACGCAGCGTTCCGTTCGCTGTTTGCGGAGAAAGGTTAATCCATTATGGCAACTAACATTATTGCCCGTACCGGCGCAGAAGCCCTTATCCGGGATCAGCTGATCAATACCATACAGCAGGATGTGCCGAAGTCCTCCATCGTCATGCAGCTGGCAACCCGCCTTGCAAACATGACCAGCAATCAGACCAAGATTCCCGTTCTGTCCATGCTGCCGCTGGCTTATTGGGTCAACGGCGACACCGGCATGAAGCAGACCAGCAAGCAGGAATGGAAAAACGTCACCATGACCGCTGCAGAGCTGGCCGTGATCGTTCCCATCCCTGAAGCCGTGCTGGCGGATTCCAGCTTCGACATCATGGGTGAGGTTCAGCCCCGTGTCCGTGAGGCGATGGCCGCGAAAATTGACGGCGCGGTTCTGTTCGGCAACGACAAGCCCACCGAGTGGACGACCGACATCCTGACGCAGGCCACCGCCAACAAGGTCACAGGCCCTATCGACTACGCCAAGATTCTGGGCGACGGCGGCATGTTCGCCAAGGTCGAGGAAGGTGGTTTTGGTGTGGACGCTGTTGTGGGTGCTCTGTCCACCAAGGCACAGCTCCGTGGCCTGCTTGACAAGAACGGTCGGCCTCTTTTCCGCTCGGATATGCAGGGCGCAACCAACTACGCGCTGGACGGTGCACCGCTCTACTTCCCGGAGAACGGTTCCTTCGACGCTACCAAAGCGCTGATGATCGCAGGCAACTTCAAAAAGATCGTCTACTCCATCCGGCAGGACGTCACCGTGAAGATTCTGGATCAGGGCGTCATTCAGGACCCCTCGACCAAGGAGATCGTGTACAACCTCGCACAGCAGGACATGGTCGCACTGCGCGTTGTTATGCGCATGGGCTGGGCTCTGCCGAACCCGTCCACCCGCCTGAACACCGACGGCAGCAAGGTGCCCTTCTCCTACATCGTCGCGGGGGAATGACAAGCCGGGAGGTAGCCGAAAATGATCTACTGCACGTACAGCGATTATCAAGCCGCCGGGGGAAATCTCGAAGCGGCAACGTTTGACATCTACGCGGCCAGAGCTTCGCGTCTGATCGACGGCATCACATTCGGGAGGGCCGAAACCCATGTGGACGAGTGCGAACGCTGCCGAGCCGCGCTGTCGGACGCTTGTGTGCAGATCATCCAGCTTTTGACCGCAGCGCAGAACGCTGTTACGGCCAACGGCTACGCTCCCGGCGTATCCAGTGTATCCAATGACGGCTATGCGGTAAGCTATACCAGCACCGGCAGCATGACGGCCACCGCCCGGAGCGAAGCGGCCGAAATCGTGCGCGAGTGCCTGGGCAACGACCCGCACGGTCTGCTGTACAGGGGGATTTGTTGAGATGAACACATCGGTCACGATCATCAATCTCATCCATGATACGGCAACGGATAAGGATACACCAGTCTGCTGGGTATTCAATAACGCCACATGGCGGGAGACTTACGGCACGAGCGGAAACGGCACGGTCAAGGACCCGGCAAAGACCGTGCATGTCCGCATCATGGCCCGGCAGGGCGAACCGCCGTACATGCCCGCGTGGGCGTGGTATCAGCTCCCGGCGGATGCAAAACAAAAGGCATGGACACTGAAAAACGGCTGGATGATCGTCAAAGGTTCGATTCCGTCCATGACCATTGAGCAGTACAACCGCCTGAAGAAAAGCGCCGACTGCACCATGATCACATCATGGGCGGACGACCGGGAACAGTTTCTTCCGCACTGGCATATCTACGGAGGCTAACCATGACCGAGTGGAAAAAGGGCAAAAACGGCCTGCTGCAAGTCAGCACACCCAAAGGTCGTGTCATTTCCGTACGGCACAAAAACGGATCCGTCACAACAAAAATCGACTGGGCGGAAGGATTTGCGCGAGGAATGAACGTTGCAAGCAACACAACCCTCGCCAAGCTGACGCAGATCATCGCCCGCGATACGGACAAGTTTGTGCCGTTCCAGACCGGCATGTTGAAGAACACTGCCAACATTGCCAGCGACTATGACAACGGCCTGATCGTCTATTCCACGCCCTACGCCCGGCGGGAGTATTACTTGCACCCACAGGGCACTGACCTGCACGGAGACACCGGCTTGCGCGGTTCCTATTGGGGCCAGCGCAGCAAGGGCGCCAACATGTCAAGCTGGGAAACCACCGCCCATGCGCTGATGAAGAAGGAGAGCAAGAAATGAAGCCTGTTATCAAATCCATGCAGGAATGGCTGAAAACCTGCCCTCTGGTAGCATCTGCGCAGGACGAGGGCGTTGCGTTCCGCGTTTCGTGGCTGAGCCCGGACGTGGATGAATACTCCATCGAAGACGTGCCCACGCAACCGATTCTGGCCAAACGGCTCAACGGTACGATCCGGCAAAAGGTGTTTGCCCTGTCCTCACGCGAGGAGTACAACTCCGACGTGGAGCATCAGGCCGAACGTTCCGGCTTCTGGGATGACCTGACCGCATGGGTAGAAGCCCAGAGCCGCACAAAGAACTTGCCCGCGCTCGGAGATGGCCGCATCCCGATCGGCGTGGCCGTCACGACCACCGGCTACATCATCACCGCAGAGGATGGCCGGTGCCGGGCGCAGATTCAATTACAAATCGTATATTTTCAACCGAAAGGGGTTGCTATCACATGACTGTTACCGAAGCGATGAAGGGCATCACGCCCGACCCTGACAAGGTGGGCTTCCAGATGGCCGACGACTTCATTCTTGCCTTCAAAACTGCGGACACGCAGAACAAAGAGGGCGACTACATCGTGTGCGAGTCGATGGTGGAAGAGCATTCTGCTGCCGTCAATTCCAGCACGACCGATAAAAACTACATCCGACAGGGACAGGTCACGATCAAGACCAATACCCAGCGGGTGTTCACCATCAACGCCGACCGCTACCACGACGAAAAGACCGCGTTCTTTGACTGGATCAGCTCGTTCAAGATGGTTCACGGCGTGGGGTCGGACGTCATTGCCGACTATGTGTATTTCAACATGTTCACCGGAAAGGGCGAGAAGGGCCGCGCCACCGTCAATGTGACTGCGGATTCCACCAACGGCGCAGGCAACATCGCGGGCTACACCGTCACCGTTTCCAGCGTAAAAAAGCCGGAAGAGTTTACATACGTCGCAGCCTGAGCGCTGCATACAGACCGTCTGGCACACCGCCAGGCGGTTTTTTACCGCCTGAAAAGAAAAAAGCCGGGGCAGTACCGGCAAAGGCGCATTTGAAAGGAGATAACAGATGGAATTCCGTGGTATTACGTTCGATTTCAAGCCCACCCGCGCAAGCGACGCCGAACGGATGGAAAACGCCGACAAGACTCTCGGCAAAAGCTGGGGCACACTGAATGTGGAGAAGCTGGGTGCAGGTGCCGCAATTCTGGCAATGTGCAACCTGTATGACGACTATTTCAGCGATATTCTGGGCGACGACTACGCCGACAAGCTGGGCGTAGACACCGAAGATCTTGACGAAATGATGCCGCTGTACAGCGAGTTCCAGCAGACGACCAAAGCATTCGCCGACGACATGGTAGCAAAGGCTATGGCAAGCCTGCCAAAGAAGGGCGAAAACGCAGCCTCCCATGCACCGGTCAACCGTGAGCAGCGGCGGGCAGAACGCCGGGCACACCGGAAGCACTGATGAAACCGACCTGTTTTTTCGCAGACGCGCTGCCCGACGGCTTCAACCCGGATTTCCGGGCATGGATCAACTATGAGGTCATGTCTAACGCTGCCACAACGCCGGAGGAACAAGCCGCCGTTGCAAGGTACGCCGAAGAGGTGCTTGTAGGGCGCAAGATCCGTGACGACGACCTGCCCGCGTTCCTCAACTTCTACCGGTGCGGAGAAAACACCATCCAGACCGAGGAAAAGACCCGGCAGGTGTTCGGCAGCAAGGCCAGAAGCTACGACTTCGCGGTGGATGGACAGCTCATCTACGCGGCGTTCTGGCAGGCCTACGGCATCGACCTCAACAACGTGAATCTGCATTGGTGGGAGTTCATGGCTCTGTTCCGTGGGCTGCCCGACGAGTGCCGCATCTGCAAGATCATGGAGTACCGCACCGCCGACACCTCCGATATGCCAAAGGAGACCAAGGCACAGTACGACAAGCTCCGCCGGGTGTACGCCCTGCCGGAGACTTCTGGAGGTGAACGTCGGTATGCCAGTTTCGCAGACCGCAAGGCCGCTGCCATCGCGCGGCACAACGCGCTTGACCACAAGCCCAGAAACGGGCAATAGAAGCCCTGTGCGCTGCCCTTTTTGCGGCAAGGCAAGTTCAGTCTGGGCGGACGAAACCGCTCACGCAGGCGGTCTCTGGGTCAAATGCAAGAACCCCGTGTGCAAGCGGGAATTTGAAATAAAAATCTGAGCGTGTGCCTTTGTGCCGGTGCTCCCACGGGGAGGGGTATAAATGGCACAAAATCCGGATTTTGAAGTTCATGGACAGGTAACGCTCGACAATTCCGACGTCAAGCAGGTCCTTGACGACTCGCAGGCCAAGGCGGAAAAGACCGCCAAGGAAACCGGCACAAAAATCGGCGATGCGGCCGATGACGCGGCGGAAAAGGTCAAGAAAAAGAGCCAGGAGACCCGCGATCAGCTGGCCTCCGACACCAAAAAAGCCGGAAAGCAGACCGAGCAAACGGCAAAGGATACCACCGAGAAGGTCAAAAAGCAGTTTGAGGCGGGTTCCGTTGCTATCGGAAACATTATTTCCGGGCTGGTCACAAAAATTGCCAGCGCAGGCAAAGACCTAATCAAGCAAGGCATTTCCTATAACGCCCAGATCGAGACCTACCGCACCGGCCTGACCAATATGCTGGGCGACGCGGAAAAGGCCAACACCGCCCTTGAAAACATCAAGCAGGACGCAGCCCGGACGCCGTTCGACACGGCTTCTCTTGTCAAGGCGAACCAATACCTTATCTCTGCCGGTGAGAACGCTGAATACAGCCGCAAGACCATCCTTGCGCTGGGCGACGCGGTTTCAGCCACCGGAGGCACCTCCGTCGAGCTTGAACGCATGGCGCAGAACCTCCAACAGGTCGCAAACGTCGGCAAGGCGTCCAGCGTGGATATCAAGCAGTTTGCGTTTGCAGGCATCAATATCTATCAGGTGCTTGCAGATTATACCGGCAAGTCCATTCAGGACGTCCAGAACATGACGATCTCCTACGACCTGCTGACGAAATCGTTGCAGGCCGCAGCAGAAGAGGGCGGACGCTACTATAACAGCATGGAAACGCAGAGCGAGACGTTCAACGGCTCACTCTCCACCCTCAAGGACAACGTTTCACAGCTAGTTGGCGTACTATCATCCGAATTATCAGAAACCGTTGGTCAACTTATAACCAAAGCGAATGAGCTGACCGTGGCAATGAAGAACGGCTTCCAAACAGACGGCATTGTCGGAATGATGAATGCCGCCAGCGAAGCCGAGCCTAAAATCTCCGGTTTGACCAATGCAATCAAATTTTGCATTGAAAACGGTTCAGCGTTAAAAATTCTGATTGGAACGCTCGTCGGTGCGTTAATCGCATATAAGACAGTGGCGACAGCTGCCACCATTGCGCAAAACTTGCTTAATGCCGCAATGAGCGCAAATCCGATTGGTATTGTCGTCGGCTTAGTAGGCGCACTTGCTGGAGGCCTGATTACAGCCTACAACAACAGCGAAACTTTCCGTTCCGGAGTCAACCATCTGAAATCTGCTTTCGACAACCTCAAGTCTTCGATTGTTAATGCAACAAAAGCCCTTATAGGATATCAGGCCGCAACGGTGGACGACGATGGTTTTGGTGGTAGCGAGGGCGGAGAATTCACTCCAAAATCGGCCTACATCAACAAAACTACAGATGCAGAGCGAGAGAGAAGACAAAAGCTGCATGAACAGCGTGTTAGAAAATCTCAGCTTGAACATCTAATAAGCAGTATTACAACCGGAGATGACAACGGCGGTTCCGGTGGATCTGGCGGCACGTCGCCAAATACAACAGACTCTCGGCAGGTAACAAAGACCGTCACCGACACCAAAAAGACCGTTGATGGTAGCATCAAGACCGTTACAAAAATTTTTGACGATGGAACGAAGCAGGTAACAAAAACCACCACCAAAGCCGGAAAAGAAATGGTGGATGGGGTCGAGCGCAACGTCACCACTGTAGAGACCAAAGTTGATGAATTTGCAACCGAAACCGCAACCGTTGCAAAAAAGACCTCGACCACCGTTCAGAAAGAGATTACGGACATTGAGGAGCAGGCTGTAAAGTCTCTCCGAGAGGTCGAGAAAGAGCTGAAACAGAGCTTCACAAGCGAAACGTCGGATGGTATTCTCGGCATCCTCAAAGATGGCATTTCCAACATCAAGAATCAGGACTGGGGCGGCATTGCGCTCGACGTCGTCAAGCTGATCTGGGGCGAGGTCGATGCGGAACAACGCAAAACCGTCACCAAGTGGGCTGGCAACGTTCTCAAAGTCATCAACGACGAGTACGCAAGCGGCGGATTGTCTAGTGTTGGAAACACCATCAAAACGCTGCTGTCCGGCGGCGAGTTGGTTCTGAACACCGAAGAAGGTGCAACGACCCTCGCTTCCATCAGCAAGATCGTTTCTGACCTGACCGCAAGCGGCGGCATGGGCGAAGTGCTGGGCACGATGGCCACAAAACTGGGCAGTCTGTTCGGCACACTGGCCACTAAGATCGGCAGCGTCGGCACAGCCCTCAGCGGGCTGGCGACGAAGCTTGTGGGCGTGATCGCGGCAAACCCTGAGATCTTTGCCATCCTCGCCATCGTCGCCGGAGTCGCCGCCCTCGGCGCGTACATCTGGAAGAAGCACGGCAAGGAAATCAGCGGTTGGTGGAGCGGCCTTTGGGCGGATAAACCCACCGCCGCACCTGCCTCCAACTACCAGCAGAGCGACAGCATCACCGCTGCCCGTCTGGTACAGGAATCTCAGGCCGCTGCAGCGGCCAACCAGCAGAGCACGACTCGTGTACAGAGTGGAACCGGAAGCGCGGCAAGCCAACAGCTGAACGCCAGCTGGCGCGGTTCTTCCACCACCATCTTGAACCTGGACGGCAGAGAAGTGGCCCGCTCTACCGCGCCTTATATGGACGAAGAGCTCGCATTCAGGTCGTAAGGAGTAACGCATGGAAAACACATTTTGGGTGGATGACCACGGCGGTTCTGAGTTTGGCGCGATGCTTCTGGCCGATTATTCGGTCGGAGCACCGAGCATCTCGCAGGATTACGTTGTTGCGTCCACCGGAAGCCGCATCACAGCAGGCGGCACCCGGTACGGGCTGAGAACCATCACGCTGCCGGTCGTCATCGAAGGGTGCAGCCCAGAGGATGCAGAAGATAAGAGAAGCCATTTAACAGCTGCTCTGCTGAAGCGCACGGTGGAGCTGTGCCTTCCGGACGGTGGGCTGTATACCTGTCTGCTGACCGATGGCGGCAAAAAGGCAGAGATCGACCGGGACGGAAAATTTATCGAGACAAGCTATACGTTGGTCGGCTACAAGCACGGCCCGCTGGAAACGCTGGTCTTTACAAACCCGGATGGAACGATCAGCTTTTTCGCGGCTGGAACAGCAGAAACGATGGAATGCCGCATCACGGCCACTGTGGAGAAAAGCCATTCCGGCACCGTGTACATCTTTTACCCCAACAGCACACAATCCAACTGCAATTTCAACAGCGGCGCACTGAAGGGCGGCGACACCGTTATCGTGGACGGCATCGAAAAGAGGCTCACCGTCAACGGTTCGGCTGGCATGAAACTGCTCAACAAGATTTCGGGCGGATGGCCCAGGGTCGTGCGCGGAGAAAACAAGCTGTACACATCGCAAAAAATTATGCCATTCTCGCAGATCGCGATTGAGTACTATCCGATCTATATTTAAGGAGGTGCGCTTTTTGCTTTCCATCATTTTGGATACAGGGCAGGAAATCCCGCTGGATTATGACGGATACTGCATCGAACAGAATACAAACGGTTGGGAAGACAAGCTGAAGTTTACGCTTCCGCTCAACCACCCGCAGGCCTATTTACTGTCTGAGCGGGTGCGCATCTGGGAGACGACACAGAACCAGATATACGCCATTTCCAGCGTCAGCAACGGAAAAACGGATACGGCCTATGAAGCCCGTCTTGACCTGGATAGCCTGTGCGCAGTCCTTTTGGCAGACTGGAACAACTTCGTTCAAACGGGCATTTTCAGCAAGGGACCTCAGACGATGGAAGACACCATCAGGCGGGCCCTCAGTGGCATTTCCGGGTGGAGCCTTTTTGTTATGGGCGAAACGTCCGAAAAGTTGGCAATCGAGAATTTTTTCGGGACTCCTCTGGAGCTCATAAAAAAAGCCGTGGAAGTCTGGCCGGATTACACGGTGCGGCTGCAAGTTCCCAAAAGCGGCCTCAAGCTAATGGACGTGCACGAACCCGGAAATGAAGCGGAAGCGACAGAGACGTTCTTCTCCGATGAGCTGAACCTTCGGGAACGGCCTTCCTTCAAGGGAAAGGCCGAATCTGGGGACAGCTATTATACAGAGCTTCGGCTCTATGGGAAAGATGGGATCTATGTAGATGTGAGCTGTCACGATTACGATAAGCGCGTCATCTGGCACACCGAAACGGACAGCTCGATTGAAGATACAAACGCCCTGAAGCTAAAAGCAGACAAGATGATAAAATCGGCTGCTTTCCCATCCCGGTCATACAGCTGCAACGTGATCGACCTGTACGAGCACGACAAACAAAAGTATCCCAATATGGAGATCGAGCTCTACAAGGCCATAACGTTGATGGATTCAGACACAGGATCCACGTCCACATTGCAGATCGCACAAAAAACAATCTATCCATACTACCCGGAAAAGAACCAGGTGCAGCTTAACACGGTGGCCGGAAACATCTCGAAAAAATCGCAGAAATATTCCGGCAGGGTCATCGAGTACACCGATTCAACTGCCACACAGGCAGAAGAAAACGAAAAGGAGACAGTATAGTATATGCAGACGCTTAAAATGGATTTCCAGAGCCAGAGCGCCCCACCGGTTGTTCCGGTCATGCAGTTTGATGCACAGAGCCGCTTTATCGGCATCACCCTATACAACGGCGGCGTTCCGTACGAGGCCCCAGAGGGTGCAAGCTATACCGTGCAGTATTGCGGCCCCGGTGCCAACAACATGGGCTGGTACGACACCATCCAGCTTTCCAGCGGCACACGCAAGGCGGTCATCGTAGACAGCGCCAGCAAAAACGTTGTCACCCTTGAGCTTGCAGAGCAGGCTTTGCGCGTCAGCGGAAACGTCTTTGTCAATCTCTGTGTAGTCACCAATACCGGATACATGCTCAAGACCTTTCCTATCCTCTGCCGCGTCACCGGCGCAGCGTTCCCCGATACCGTCGCGGTGCAGTCTTTCTTCTACGTCACCGGCATCACCTCCGAGCAGTGGCTTGCCTATGTCACTGCCTGCCAGGACGCACAGAAACGGGCAGAAGATGCAGCGACAACATTTGAAACGGACCCCACCCTCTCCGTCGAGGGTAAGGCTGCGGATGCGGCGAAGGTGGGAGAGGAGGTTGGTCAGCTAAAGGGAGATTTATGGGAAAATCCATCTGTTTATTCGCCGTTTGAGTTGGGCACTTTAATTAATGGTGAAATTGCCAATGTTAAATATAGAATTGTGTCCACAAACATTATCCATACCACCTCAAAACTGTACATTGCAATAGGCAAAAATAGAAGAGCTGGTATACATTATTATGACTCTAATGGGAAATTTCTCTATGACTCAAAATGGCGTACCTTAGAATATGCCATTCCAGAAAACTCATACTTTAGAATTGTTATATCTGCATTTCCGAAAACTGTGGAAAATGAATTACTTGAATATAAAGCAAATGTGAATACACTTTTGGAATATGTTAAATTTAATCCAATTTGTGAAATTCTTGCAAAAAATGCTGTAAAAGATATAGTTAAAAAATTGAGCAAAAGAGAAAAAATAACATTTTATGATTATTTTGAAACAAACGAATGGACATCTTGCAATGATTGGAATAATGGAGAACTTACATATACCCATACTAATTCAAGGTTGGGCTTGTTGAACATTATGGATACCGAGACCGACATTAATTTAAGTGTAGAAAAAGGTCGAAGATTAGGTGTTGCATATTTTGACGAAAACGGAAAGTTTGTTAAAGACCCAGGATGGCAGAAAGGGCACGTATTTATTCCTAAAAATTCTCATGTTAAGTTCTTAATTTCCCACACCGATGTCACTAATGATGACGAATTTGAGGAGTATGCCGATGCTAACAAATACTTAAAATACATTAGTTTTGAAAATTTTCAATTCTTCAATAAAAAAATAAACGCATATCCATTTTCTACAAATGTTTCACTTGAAACAATAGTGGATACACAAAATTTGAAAAGAATGCAAGGCGGAGTCTTTGCTAATGGGTATTTATATTATGCCAAAACTGACGACACAATTGCTACAATATATAAATATGATTTGGCGTCTAAAACAGAAGTGCTGAGTGCGAGTGGCAATTACGGACACGCTGGAGATATGACATACAATTCCGCAAAAAATCTTATTGTTGTTATTCATGGAGGCACTTCGGAGACAAATATTTGGTTTTTGTCTCCCGAAACTCTTGAACTTGTGTCAAGTAAAACCGTATTGACTGCCGGAAGAAGAATTGGCGGAATAGCATATATTGGAGATAGTAATGAATATGTTTTGGAGCTATCCAAGGATGGCGTATGGAACAATTATAGTTTTGCAATATGCGATAATGATTTTAATATAAAGTTAGAATTTGAGCCAATAAAAAATGGCTACTTAATGCAAGGAATCGAATGCAATAATAATTTCATTTACTCACTATACGCATTCCCCAACATCGTCATTGTTTATGACTTGAACGGAAATTATGTTGGCTGCCATAAAATTGACATTTCGACTGAACCAGAATTTATTACATTGAATGGCGACGAAATTATTATCGGGTCAGATGGTGACGGGATTATCAGAAAAGCAACTCGAAAATACTTGTGGGAGTAAAGGAAGCTTTAGCTGACCATCCACCCACATAAAAAGAAAGGACTGATATTATGCTCCCCATTATGGACGTTTCTCGCTGGCAGGGCAGCATCGACTGGGACAAGGTCAAGGCAAGCGGGCTTGTCTCCGGCGTGATGCTCAAGACGGTATCCACCAACAGCAAGTTTTCCAATCGCAAGGACGGACTGTACATCGACCCGACGTTTGAGCGCAACTATGCCGAGTGCAAGCGTGTCGGCTTGCCGGTGGGCGTGTACTACTACACCTACGCCACCGACAAGCAGATGGCAGACGCAGAGCTTGACTTGCTCAAGACCGCTCTGACCGGCAAGACCTTTGAACTGCCTATCAGCGTGGATGTGGAGGACAACAAGCTCCGCAAGCTTGGCAAGCAGGCGTTGACCGACCTGACCGCGTATGCGCTGGCGACCATCGAGCAGTGGGGCTTCTACGCTCTGCTCTACACCGGTCTCAATTTTGGTGAGACCCGGCTGTATATGGGCGGCGCTGCACTGCGCAAGTACGATGTATGGCTGGCAAGATATCCCAGAGACAAGAGCAAAACCAAACCGGAAGACAAGCCCAAAACAAACTTTTCTTTTGGCATGTGGCAGTACACCAGCACCGCCAGTGTGCCGGGCATCACGGGCAACGCAGACCTTTCCCACGCTTACAAGGACTACGCCGCCATTATTGCGAAAAAGGGGCTGGACAGGCTCCGGGAGGGGTAAGCCGAATGGAGAGTATCGCAGCCGCCCTCATTACCGGTGCAATCACGCTGATCGGCGTTCTGATTGCCAACAGCAAAAGCCAAGCCGTGACCGAAACCAAGCTGGAAGAACTGACCAGGGAAGTCCGGGCACACAACAATTTCGCCCAGCGCATCCCCGTGCTGGAAGAGAAAATGAAGGTCGCCGATCACCGAATTGCCGACCTCGAAGAAAAGGAAAGGAATTGACACCATGACCACCAACAAAATTTCCGCTGGAACCATCGCCCGCACCGCCGTCCTTGCGCTGGCACTGACCAATCAGATTTTGAGCGCAACCGGCCATTCCCCGCTCCCCATCGAGTCGGAGCAGCTGGAGCAGATCATCACCACCGGCATCACCGTCGTCGCTTCCCTCGTGGCGTGGTGGGAGAACAACTCCTTCACATCTGCCGCCATCCACGCCGATCACGTCCTCAATCAGATGCAGGGAAAGGAATAAGGAGAAAACACATTATGATTATTACCGGCATGGCAGAATATGAAAGCGTGTGCAAAAATGCACTGGTTGAGTGGTACAACGCGCACCGCGAGACCAAAATCACCCTCGAAAACGTCTTTGTGGTCTGGTCTTGCAAGACGCTCCAGAACTACAAGGCTCTACTGTCTACCACCGTGAACGGTGACGGCATCTATGCTGAGTACACCTACAACGGCGATAAGCAGGAGTTGTACGAGGATGTGTACAGCAAGCTGACCAATCGCTGCATCAAGCAGCTGTAAGGAGGATATCATGGCAAGCACTACATACCACCATATCGGTGACGTTACCGGTATGTTCGCCGCACAAGAGCAATTTCGGCACGTCACGAAAATGGTCTGTGGACGTTTTCGTGGTCTCACGAAAACATACCATCTCGGTGCCGTCACCGTAATGGTGCGCAACGCCGGACAGCTGCCGCAGCCTTTTTGGCTCGGTGCTGCCTGTGGCGGCGGCTCGTGTAGTGCTGCCACTGTGCCTGCAAGGACTTGACCGACAGAGGATGGTCGCCGCTATCAAAAGTGCACCGCTTGGGAGGGTAGACCGTAAGATAGCCTTACTGCGGTACGTTGAGCGGCTTCCGCTGCCGGACATTGCAGCACAGACACACTACAGCCGGACGGCGGTAGGCTATCGGCTGAAAGGCATTGATAAAATGCTGGATGTGTGATATACTATTTATGCCGTCCGAAGTAGAGTACACACACTTCGGAGAAAATGTGTACAGAGAGCCAGCGGAAGAACGTTTACCCGCTGGCTTTTCTTTTTGCACGAATTGTGGTATAATAACATCAACAAATCTTCCCGGCCTCTCGAAGAAGCGCATTAGGGCGGATATTTGAAAACCCCCGGTGTCCACTGTGGACACCGGGGATTTTGTTGTTTCAGTCACATATCTTCGACGGTGTAAGACACGCTGCAGCCGTCCAGCAGGTTGCCGTCCTCGTCGTACTGGTACTCAAAATCGGTATTGGTGCCGTTTGCGTAAGTAACGGCGTAGTCGATCAGATAATCGACATCATCCACCTTGTTCGCATCCAGCTCCATGTTGTAAGGGAGCTGACCAATCTCAAAGAACTCGTTCTCAAAGTCGATTCCCGTCCGGTCATCCGTCATGGAGATGCTCAGGATCTTCTTGCCGTCATAAAACTTCGTCATTGCTTGTTCCTCCGTTTATTTTGTGTTCCTTACCGTGATTTAATTATAGCACAAAAGAATCATTTTTGCAACAGGAAAAGGCAAAAATGATTCTGATTTGCAAAAATATTTTTGAAGAAAGCCCCCGGCACCGATATCGTGCCAGGGGCCTGTCTTATTTCAGATATTCCCGGATCGCGGCAAGGATCAGGTCGTTTCTGTTGCACTTTTCTTTTTCCATCCGCTCTGTGAGTTTTTGCGCAACTGCGGCAGGGATGCGGACTGTCGCCTGGACATCCTCAGCTGCACCCGGCTCGCCAAAGATCATCTCGTATTCGGTCCCATCCAGATGCGCTTCTGCCCACTTGCGGGCGTCATCTTCCTCCAGCGGAAGAATTGATTCGCCGCTGGACCATTCGTTGACCCCGATCTGTTGGCTGTACTTGCTCCCAGCTCCGCCGTAGCCGTACAAAAAATAGTTTCCGGCCTTGTTCCGATAAAGCACCTCTTCCTCGTGGTAGAGACCGCGGTAGTCCTGATCGGACTCCCAGTATCCCAATTTCTTCGCGGTCTCCGTGTTGTAACGGCGGTTATTGATTACCTTGTACATTGTCGTCCTCCTGCTTTTGCTTCAAAATTTCTTCCCGTGCGGCCGAGGCCTCGGCTACCGTATCATACAAACCACAATACTTTCCATCCAAAACGAGCTCCCATTTCCCGGTCTTTGGATGTAAATGGATACCGGGGATTCCAGATTGCGGGTTGACAGGCCCTCGCGGTCCCAGCAGCCGAATGGGTTTTGCTCGCCCGGCGTTGACCTGCCCTCTGACGTTGTTTCGCCGCAACTGCTCAGCGGCACAATCAGCTGAGCACACAGATGTGCACGTAGGACTGTCAAAAGTCTTGCCACAAATCACGCAAACACGTCTTTCTTTTCGCATTTCGCGGTAATGCTCGTTAAATCGTTCCCTGTTTTGGTCCATGTACTCCCGCTTGTGCTCCCGAATGTTATCTGCGACCACATATTTTGAGCAGTCGGGGCAATAACGCTGTAAACCAGAGGTCACGATATACGGTTTCCCGCAGTGCTGGCAAATGTCCGTACTGCCGATCTCGCGGACTTTTCCGGCTTTTTTCCGCTCTTTGCATCGCTTCGCCGCTTCTACCTTTGCGGCTTTTTGACATTCGGGGCAGTATTTTGACCGAGGATACCCCAAAAAAGTGACTCCACATGTTGCACAGATGCGGTTCTGATACACACCGGTTTTGCGGTTTTCCTCCGCACATTTTGGGCAAAGGTAGCTATCGTTTGATTTGGTCCAGTAGACTTCGCCGCATTTTTTGCACTTGCGGGGGACAAGGCCCTTATGCGCCTCTCTTTCGCTCTCCATTTTGGCAATTGCAGAGGCATTTTTTAGAGCATTTACAACATCATTATTTTTTGCATCTTTTCCGCAGCCCTTGTATTCGTTAGAGTTTTTCTTTTTTTTCGTCTGTTCGTCTTTTTTCTTTTGCTTGCATGTCGGACAATATTGACTGTTTGGGCCACCATCAAATTTGATTCCACAAATTTTACAGGTTCGAAGCGTTTTTGTGGACCTCTGACATGTGCATTTGACATTTCCTCTCAGAATGTAACTTCCTGTCATTATTTTTTCTTTTCCGCACAAGTTACACCGCGTAGTCCACAAATAGTGTTTATGACCGGATTTTGTTACTCTGAATCCGGCTGGGCCAATTACTGTAATTTGACCAAAAACCTTCCCTGTAATGTCTCCCGGTTCATTCAATCGTTCGTGATAAAGATGAGCTCGCCCAATTTTCGACTTACAACCACAGCTTGTTACATTCCCACCTGTAAGCTGTGATGTTCGCACCGTAATTTCGTTTCCGCAATCGCATTTGCAGACCCAGGCTCTCTCGGAAGTTCCACGCGGAAAAATATGTGGTTGTCCTTCGCATAAAACTGTTAGAGCCCCAAAACGCTGACCTGTAAGGTCCTTTCGAGCTCGGCTCATTACTTGTTCTCCTTCCTCATGGCATTTATGCCATGCAATCGCCATAACAGTAAGTGTGGCAGCGGGGGCACAGGCCGCGGATCGCGGTCACACTGGGGCGGCGCTCAAAGACGCGGGCAACCTTGGTCATGACCTCGATGGTCTTGGTCTTCTTGTCGTAGCTGCCCTCAACGGTCTGGCAGTTGCTGTACTCGTTTTTGTACTGAGAGTAGTGCATCCGGACGACACCGGCGGCTTCGCGCTTAGCGGCCTCCACTGCTGCACGCTTGGCAGCTTCGACGGCTCTTTCGGCAGCAGCAGCGGCTTCCTTGGCAACGGTCTTTGCCATGTTCCATGCATTTTTCAAAGCGCTGGCAAAGATCACTTCGGACCCATGCCCGGCCTTCGCATTCCGGAAGATTCTCCATGCGTTGTTCATGATGTCGTGCAGATTGTACTTTTTCATTGTTTGTTCCTCCGTTTATTTTGTGTCCCTTACCGTGATTTAATTATAGCACAAAAGAATCATTTTTGCAATAGTAAAACGCAAAAAAGATTCAGATTTGCAAAAATATTTCTGAAAATCAATCCCAGAACGGAACATAACAATAAATTTTTTGTGCTATTCGCACTGGTTTTGTCGAAAGCCTTGCCTTGCAAGCCAAAACGTGATATTTTATTCTTGCTTCCAAGGTGAAGCCCTTATCAGTTAAGCGCTCATGCGGTTTTTTCCGTGTGGGCGCTTTTCTTTTTTTGTCCTTCGTTGTGCGTTCGTTGTCTCTTGCTTCCGCGGCGAGTGATAGGATGGGGGTGCAAAAAAAAAGAGAGGAGCGGAGACGATGGGCTATCCTTTTGGAGGCTGGCAGCAGCCCGGCGTATATGGGCAGCCGCCCTATACTGGGTACGGTGCAAGCCAATTTTCTCAGCCTATGAGCACGCAGGCAACGCCGCAGATCGGCGGGCAAAACCCATTCACGATGGTTCCGACTATCGCGGACGTGGATAAAGTCGTCGCGCAGCCGGGTGAAACCAAGTGGATCATGGTGCAGAACGACCCCGTGCTTGCCGTCAAGACTGCAAACACGATGGGGTACGCATCCAGCGAGTATTACAGGCTGACCAAGTTTGACCCGACTGCAATGCAGGCAGTGGGAGAATCGCAGTATCTCACCGCAGCGCAGGCCGACGAGAAGATACAGGCCGCTGTCCGAGCGGAAGTTGACCGTGTAATGGCTCAGTATCAGACCGCACCAACAACTCCCGCAAAGGGCGCAAAAGCAAAGGAGGCGTAAATGAGTAATCCGCTTATGCAGTTCATGGGAAACGGGGCTATGGGCTTACCGCCTCAGTTTGGAAACATGATGCAGCTATTGCAGCAGTTCAACGAGTTCCGGAACAGTTTTCAGGGCGACGCAAAACAGCAGGTCGAGAATTTGCGCAAGTCCGGCAAAATGACGGATGCACAGTATCAACAGCTCAAGGCAATGGCAAATCAGATCATGCCCCTGCTCAAGTAATCGACAAGTCGTGCGCACGATTTGAAATATTCTCATCATTCGCAAGAAAGGAAATCAACTATGGATAGTAGCAATATGTCTCTCAGCGACATTGCTGCCGTGACCCGGAACAACACCGACGGCTTCGGCTCCGGCAACGGCGCGTGGTGGATCATCATCCTCTTCCTGTTCGTCTTCATGGGCGGCGGCGGTCTGTGGGGCAACCGAAACGGTGGCTACGGCCAGTATGCCACCGCAGCGACGCAGCAGGAAATCCTGTACGGCCAGCAGTTCGGCCAGCTGAACGACCGCCTGACCAACATCGGCAACGGCATCTGCGATATCGGCTATCGCAATGCCCGCGACTTTGGCGACCTGTCCAAAGAGAACGTGCTGGGGCAGTCGAACATCATCCAGACCGTGATGGGAACCAGCAACAACGTCCAGCGGCAGATTTCTGACTGCTGCTGCGAGAGCAGGCTGGCAACCGCAAATCTGGCCGCTCAGATGGACAAGCAGACCTGCGCAATCAACTCCAACATTGACGCCAAGTTCGCGGAGATCCAGAAACAGCAGTACGAGCAGACCATCGCGGCTCAGAACCAGCGGATCAATCAGCTTGAGCTTGCTTCCCAGATGTACGGTGTCGTCCGCTATCCCAACGGCTACGTCTACAGCGCGGGTCAGTCTCCGTTCTGTGGCTGCAACGGCGGCTGCGGAAACATCTAAAAGCAGAATCATGCGCCCTGTTTGGCGAGGATATGCGGGGCGGCAGCAGCTGCCCCGCTTTTGATTTTTGAAAGGAGTTTTATCATTATGGCACGTTGTGCGATCTATACAACCAATACGTCCGCCCAAGCACTGACCGCCGGTAGCATCATTCCGGTGGGTTCCACCACCCGGCGATTCGGGAAGGCCATCCAGCAGGATGGAAACACCATCACGCTGTTGGGCGAGGGTTATTACCACGTCAACGCATCTGCAACCCTGATTCCCGCCGCCGCTGGCACTGTCACAGTGACCGGCCAGAAGGACGGCGTTGCCGTCGTTGGGGCTACCGCATCCGCGACCGTGGCCGCTGTCTCGACCGCTATCAACCTCAACCTTGATTTCATTGTGCGGAATATCTGCGGCTGCAGCAGCTCGATCCTGTCCTTCGTCCTGACCGGAGCAGACGCTACCCTGTCCAATCTGGCCGTTACCGTCGAAAAGCTGTAAGGAGGAAACACCATGGCTATAGATGAGCGAAAGCTTTGCGGATACAAGGCCGCATTGATTCAGGCCGCAAAGCAGATGGCGGAAGAGTACAGCGACGCGATGAGCTACGCAGACTTTGCGGTGGAGTATAAGAGCGTTTGCCCGTCGGCTGCCTCCGAATGGTACAAGCTTTCCGGCGACGAAATCGAGCACGCCGAAATCAACTCACGCATCGGACAGAAGGTGCTTTCCATGGTCGAAACAGAAGATGCTGCAGCAGCGGCAGACCTTCGCAGCATGTGGGCAATGGCGGAAGAACTGGTTTCTGGTCTTCACGAAGCCGTCACAAAGCAGCGGGCGGTGTATGTGAAATAGTGTTCCTTTATTTGTTCCTTTATCACAAGTATTCAGGATAATCTACGTTGTTTTTAGGTTTGAATCAAAAAGAAAAGCGGCAGAATTTCTCAAAAATGAGACGTTCTGCCGCTTTATTTTGGAGCAGGATACGGGACTCGAACCCGCCGCCTACTGCTTGGGAAGCAGTCGCTC